CAAACTGTTTTGATGCTATTGGCGGTGCAGTTACCTTATCGTTTCAAGCAAAAGTATCCGCTACAACTAAATTAGATAATGTAAAGTGTGCGATTGTAGCGTGGTCAGGTACAGCCGATTCAGTAACCAGCAATATTATTAGTGCATGGGGAGCAGAGGGTACTAACCCTACTTTAATTGCTAATGCAACCTATGAAAACACCCCCGCTAATCTGAATGTAACGACTTCCTTTGCTACTTACAGCGTAACGGCTAATGTGGATACAGCATCAACCTCAAATATTATTGTATTTATCTGGTCAGATGTAACCGATACAACGGCTGGTGATTTTCTTTATGTTACAAATATACAACTAGAAAAAGGCTCTACAGCTACTAGCTTTGATTACAGACCTTATGGAACTGAATTGGCTTTGTGTCAGAGGTATTATTATAAACTTTCTGAAACTACCTATGCTCTTGTAGGAATGTGTAACGGGACAACTACTGCAAGGCTTAATGTAGCGTTTCCAACAACAATGCGTTCTGCTCCATCTGCTCTTGAACAAAGCGGAACGGCAGCAGATTACAACATTAATTCAGGGGGCGCTGCGGTTACTTGTTCTTCTGTTCCTGCGTTTCTTACTGCTACAACTAATAATGCAGCAACGACTTTTACGGTTGCATCTGGATTAACTGCTGGAAATGGAGCATTAGGTAGAGGTATTGGTTACTTAGCTTGGAGTGCTGAATTATGATTTATAAAATGTTACCTAAACAAGAAAACGAACAACAAATCTTTGCTCGCATTGACGATGACGGCTTATGCCGAGTAACTTGCATTGCAGAACATCCTGAGTTTCAAGAATACCTAAAAAATGGTGGTGAACTGCAAGATGCCGATGGGAATGTGATGACACAAGAACAAGCTAATGAGTTTATAGCGAGTTTGCCATGATGTTTATCATTGACTGGGTATTTGATAAGTTTGGATACATTCAAAAGGAAACTTTAAATATTTCTAAACCTTGCAAAAAAGTCGCGACTAAAAAGAAAACTGTTGCAAAAAAGTCGCCAGGTAAACGGAGGCTAGGATGAACGATAAGTTTGAATTTGATCCATTCAAATTTGGTGGTCTAGTAGCCCAAGTCGAGCATCTGCAAGAAAAAGTAGATAGCATGGAATCTGATATTAAGAAGTTAGTCGCTATGGCAGAGAGGTCTAAAGGATCTCTTTGGGCAATTATGGGGGCTTGCTCTGTCTTTGGTGGCTTTGTAGCTTGGTTAGCAGACTTATTCTTTAGAAAGTAATCCTATGTATGTCAGACCAATTCGGGTTTTTGGAGGGCGCAAAGTCTTTTAGCGAAAGCGTAAAGACAGGCAAAGAAGCAGGCAAGTCTATCGGATCGTCTATCGAGGATGTTCAAAAAGAAGCAGCCTCGGTAGCACAACAAAAAGCATTAGAACGCAGAAGGCAGTTAAAAGAAGCAGAAGTTCTAAAAGAGCAGTATTTCAAACGAGCCATGATTCAATGGCAAAAACAAGAAGAAATCAGATTAAAAGAAGAACAGGTCAAGAAAGACTTTGTGAAAAACCATGGTCAAAAGAGATGGTCAGAAGTAGAAACCATTAAAGCAAAGATTGAAAAACAAGAGAAGGAAATAGAAAATGAATTTAGAAAAGATTTGGCAGAAGTGCGTAGAGTTATGTATATGTGCTATGCGTTGGCTGCGGTCATTGCCTGGTATCTTACTTGGGGTCATAAAGGGTAAATAATGTTCACACTAATTTCTACAGCTTTGTCCTTCCTAATGGGTGGACTGCCTAAACTATTAGACTTCTTCCAAGACAAATCAGATAAGTCTCACGAATTAGAACTAGCTCGGATGCAGATGGAACGAGAACTCCAGATGCTAGAAAGAGGTTATGCAGCACAGGCTAGGATCGAGGAGATTCGTACCGATCAAGTCCAGATGCAAACTCAAGCACAAGAACGAACAGCCATGTACCAGCACGATATAGAAATCGGTAAGGGTGCAAGCCAATGGATTATTAACCTACGAGCCTCTGTTCGCCCTGTCGTTACCTACCTATTTGTTTTACTACTAATCGTTGTAGACATTGCCTCTATTTGGTGGGCTTGGTCTAGCGGTGCAGCGTTTGCCGAGGCTATCCCAATGGTGTTTGATGCAGATGAGATGCAGATCCTAGCCTCTATTATTGCCTTTTGGTTCGGTACGCAAGCCTTTGCTAAGAAATGATTGACCATAAAGTTATTGAGATGATTAAGCACCATGAGGGAGTCAGAACTACCCCTTATCGGTGTCCAGCTTTACTTTGGACTGTAGGGGTCGGGAGAGTTATCGACCCTAACCATATAAGGGTGAAACTTGAAGAAAGAAAAAACTTACCAATCCCCGATGGGTGGAACAGAACTTTCTCTATGGCAGAAGTGGACAAACTGCTGGCAGAGGATTTGGCGCGGTTTGAAAGCGGAGTACAACGATTATGTCCTAGTGGGCTTACTCCTGGTCGGTTTGGCGCACTTGTGTCTTTCGCCTTCAATGTTGGACTCGGTAATCTCCAAAATTCTACCCTTCGGATGAAACACAATAGGGGTGAGTTTGAGGGTGCTGCCGAGGAGTTCTTAAAATGGAACAAGGCAGGCGGTAAGGAGTTAAAAGGACTGACTACTAGACGAAAAGACGAAAGAGCCTTATACCTCTCATAATATCTTTCCATACTTAAACAGGGTGTTCTTATCTACTAAGAATGCCTTTTTGATCTGACTATCCCCTTCCCCTATAAACTCTACATACTGTAGTTTACTCAGGAATATGCACTTAAATATGTGCTTGACCGGCATGATGACAAACATCTGCCCATCGTAAAAAACCCAGTAATCAGCTTGGGTAGCCATCAATCCTGAATCTTTCCCATACATCTCTATCTCTACAACGATATTGCCTGTGCGTTGGCTCATCGGGTCAAACTTCACCTCTACAGCCTTATCGATCTCTGGTATCCATATATCGTACCCCTTAAAAGCGTTTACAAGGGTCGCACAAGGGTATTTCTTGCGTAGGATAGCCAAGACCCTTTCCTCTATCTCCAAACCCCTTTGTAGGTCGTTTTGGAAGGTCATTAAGCCACCCTGATCGGAAGGGGGGTGGCACTCCTTGAAAGGGTGTGGCATTGCGCCACTAATGCCGATCTCATCGGGGATTACATACAGCTAACTACTGTTCCACAAATAGTGCAGACTTGTAGCTTACCACCGACAATTAGTGTCTGTGTCTGACAAGCATACGCACTACCTAGTAACATATATGTTACCAATCCTATAGCAATCTTTTTCATGTCTTTCTCCTAAAAGGGAATGTCATCTTCAATACCACTACTCTTGGGCAACTCATCATCGCCCTTGGGAGTAAAGCCTTTCTGTTTCGGATCACCAATACGACCCGATAAGAACTTGCCCTTCTTGCCTTCCTTTAGCCAGGCATCAAACCAATGCTCAACTCCGTTAATCTTAATAGACCCCTTGTAATCAGGGTGTTTCTCTGTGAGCTTTTTGTCGTTCTTAAATAGACTAAAGCTGCCATCTTTCATTTCATAGGTCATTTCTGCCTCGCTTTTAGTTGGTTAAATAGGTCTAAGACCTCGCTTAAAAACTGCTTTACTTCTACTTCCATCGAGTCGATATACTCCTGATCCCTCTCGACTCTTACTACAAACAACTGCAAGTCCTCTGGCACTCTAGGATCGAATGATACAAAGTCGCACCATTTCGCGCCTGTACAAGCCATCTGGCATTGCATCTGTGGGATGTATTTACTCGGAGCTTTATTCTCCAAGACTGTCTCTATATGGTTAGCGGTATTCGGACACTTAATCTCGATTAAACCTTCCCCTACAATGCCATCAGGAGAGCATCCAAAGCCTTCTATCGTGGGATGGTCTACGAACCCCTCCTCCTTTACGAAAGTGCCTGTATGAGCCTCGTATGCCATCCTAGCGAATGGCTCTTGCTCTGTACCCCATTCCATCGCAGCG